CCTGCACCGATGTTGTCTGGGTCGTCGCTGTTGTAGTTGACGGCGTTGTATGCGAGTTGGGTTTTGCGTACTCGTGATGGGTCTTCGATGAGGTATCCCGTGTATTTGGTGAGGGTTTCACGGAATGCTGTAGCGAATGGTGCTATAACGCGGAGCATGTCTTCGAAGTTTGATTTGCTTTGGGCGTTGTAAAGGATGTCTTGTAGTTCTTGTATTGCGATTCCTGATGCGAACTGTTCTAGTTCGGCGATGGTTGCGTCACCAGTTGATGTTCTGTTGAAGATTGCGTCATAGTTTTGTCTGTTACCGACATATTGTTCTACGGTAAGGTTTCCTTGCCTACCAAAAGAAACAACTTCTTCACCGAGTTCGTTAACGGTTCGTGTTCGTGGGTTGTTAAGTTCATCCACGTAACGGGTGATGTTTGCACGTAATGTTAATTGTTCTTCTGGGGAAAGCAAAAATGCTTTGTCAGCAACTTCTTTGTAGAAGGCTTGACGGTATAGAGGTGAGCGTTCAAGCGACTGCGTTGAGCGTCCTACAAGGCTATTGAAGAACCACTTAACGCCTGTGTCGAGTGCTTGTGAGATTTTGTCCAGACCAACTGTTTTGCTTTTTTCTACACGGGCAGCAACTTTGACGGTTTCGGCAAGTCTGCCTTGTGCGCCTTTATAGTTGATATGTTCTCGGAGTGCTTCGCTGCCGAACAGTCCTGGGTCTTTTTCTTTTGTGGTAAATGCGCGTCCTGGTGCTACTGGTTGAATGTCTGCTATTTCACGGTTAATCATCGACCCAGGGTTGAATGGGTCTTCGATAATGTTTTCTCTGATTCCAACGATTACACCTTGGCGGTCATCTGGAAGGTTAACCAATCCGCCGATACCTCGTGGGTTGTTTGGTTCTCCAGCGACATAGGTTACTGAGTCAAGTGTTTGTTCTATGCGCCGTGCAATTACTGCTTCGTCTGTGAATTCGCCAGCAACTCTTACGTTCTCCATAAGTGGAACACGGTTGTAGCCGACAATAAATCGGAGGTCTTCATCAATAATGTTTGTGGCTGAGTCGCCACGTAGAATGGTGGATACTCTCGCTGTTGCTGCGCGGTCCACCCAACCTGCGATAAGGGCGGTATCTGATGTGCTTGTGAACCTGACAAACATCGGCTGTCCACTTTCGTCGGTGATGCGTACACCGTTGCGGAAGTAGTCAACAATCGTTCGTCTTGCTTGTATGCCTTCTGGGGTTTCGTCAAGGAAACGAACGATTTGCTCTGTTCGTTCTGCTTGTGGAAGGTTCCATAGTGCTGCTACGCGTGAAAGAATTGGGTCGGCTGCTACTTGTCCGAGGTTGTCAACATAGCCTGTGGTATGACCGTCTGGGTCACCCATTCTTGAAACCTTAGTAAAGTTTTCACTTCTGAACATTGACTCATTAGCAGAAAGTGGGTCTTGTAAATGCTGGTATACGGAGCGTTGTACGGCTTCTTTGTATCCACCGAAAATATCGTTAAGTGCGCCTGTTACATCGTCTAATGCTTCCTCAAAGGTGACAGCAACGTTGGCTCCAGTTGGGTCCATCTTTCCTGTTAATGGTCCAACATATCTGCGACCCATAACAGTTTGAATAAAATGGAATGGGTGTGTGAAGAATGATTCGTAGCCACGTGCGCCAATACGAATGTGCGAGTCGATGAGGTTTCGTACGATGTATCCGCCTGTGGCAAGAACCATTGGCTTCCATACTTCTTGCTGGAGTTGTTCTGATGCGGCGATAAGTGCACGTTCCCGACCATCTTTGGTTCGTAGTGCATGGCGTAATACTTTGTTTCCTGTGATTGCACGGAACTTGCGATAGTCAGGGAGGACTTGCACGTGGTCTACTAGTTCTACAAGTGCGCTTGGTCCTTGTAGTCTGAGTTGTTCAATTTGTACTGGGTCGAAACGCGCAAATTCTTCTGGGTCTGTGTACTGTCTTAAAAACTGGATAACTCCACCATCGTCAAGTATTCCGTTTTGGTCAATACCGTAAGTGCGTAGTTTTGCTTTGTCTGCACGGATATTTTCTACGGCTTTTTTGGCTACTGATATATCCCCGCCAGCGTGTTCGGTGATTACTTCAAGAAAGTCGTCGTAAAGCCTTTCAGTTGCTTCACGGCGTGCAGCAGTGTTTTCTAAACTAAATGCGTTCATTGCTTTACCTAAAAACCGTTCGTAAGTTTCTGGTAACTGCTGGTCAATCTTTAGACCTTTCATCCATTGACGGTAGGTTGCAATTGACTTGGAGCGTTGCATTCCTGTGCCGTTGATAATGGCTTGCTGGTTTGGGATTTCTGACCAGAATCTACTGTTGCGAATCGAACGGTACAAAGGCACACGTTCGCGGGCGTATTGGCGTGCAGCAAATGTTGCACCTGTACCCGCGACGTCTGAAATAGAACGTGGGAGAAGACTTGAACCTTGCTCTTTGGCAAGTACTGCTGCTGCTTCACCAATGATTGCTTTGACTTTGAGTGGAGAGTCTGCACGTGCTAGACGCATTGCTACTTCTGGGTCGATTCTGTCGCCGAAGTCTTCAAGGATTTTTGCTGCGGCGCGACCGTATTGGTTGTCTGCGTCTGCACCTGTGAGCGCTCGGGTTGCAATGTTGTCTGTTGCGGTTCTGGCATGTTCAGCAAGGCGGTCTGCCATGCGTCCCGCACGAGCATTCCTGTCGAACCATGTATAAAACCTTGATTCCACAAATGCAATACTTTCGCGTGCTTCTAAACCTGCTTCGCCGCGGGCAATACGTGCGGCTGCTTCACCTGCTTCTCTTGTAATTGCAGGTATTGCGTCGGTTTGTACTACGCCACGTTCAACAAGTTGATTAGCAAGTGCCTGTGAAACTTTACGTGTTCCTGGCAAACCTTTAACTGCTTCACCTGTCTTTGCGGCTTTGAGTGCTTGACCTGCATAGAGTGTTGGGTCAGCAAAAATGTTTACGCCAGCATCAAGAAAGCCTGAGAGTAGTGAGTATTCTTTTGAGCCTGGGGTGAACACCATGTCTGCCGCGCCGCGACCAATGGTCCATGCGTGACCGTTGATTGTTCCACGGAACTCGCGTGCTTTTTGTGCTTGTGTTTTGGCGGCTTCACCACCGAAAAAGAATCCCTGTCCAGCGTCTTTACTTCCAGCCATCTGACCTAACTGTGTAGAAGCAAACCATCCATCTACACCTGCTGGGTCGTTACCTGAAAATAGTTGTGATGCAGCGTTTTGTGCAAGGTCTGGTGTGAACTGCAACGCAGCAAATGTCCATCGTGATAATGCTTTTGCTTTGCCATAAACGTTACGCTGAAACCAACTACCCTCATCTTTTTTCTGTGGGGTATTGGTTGTAATGTATTTTTGTCCAGCAACATTGGATACTGCGTCGATTGCTTGTTGTGTTGCGTTTGCTTTCGCAAGGTCAAGAATTACACGTGGTGGTACCCATGGTGATTGACGATAGATTTGTGCGACGGCTTGGGCTTGTTGTGGTGTAACAAGTTTCTCAAACTTTTTTTGTGAATCAATGTTTGTTTGTGCGTCTTTGTCGTTGTTTGCTTCGTCGACTGGGTCGACCCATCCAAATAATCCCATTAGTATCCTTCACGGATGTAAGAGTCCAACATGTCTGCTAGTTCATCACTTGGGAATGTTGCGTAGAGTGCGCGTAGTTCGTCAAGGATTGGGTCGCTGTTACGCGGTCCGATGTATCCGCCGATTGGTTGGTTGCGTCCTGGTCCAAATGGTGCGCCAGCGGTTACTGGTTCGTTTGGGCGTTCTGTTGGGCGGTTGAGTGGACCCATTGCACCTGGTGATACACGTGGTTGCTGTGGTTCAGGTGTTGGTGTGTTATCTGTTGGTGGGGCTGCCATTGGTACTGCACGTTGTGCAGCCATTTGTTTTCCTGCTTCACCGTAGGTTTGTCCTGGTGCTGCTTGTACCGCAACTTTTTTTGCGGGGTTGCGGAGGTCTGAACGATTCGGGTATTGCTTTGCCATTAACCTAACCTACCTGCTAGCGAGAGAACACCGCCAGGTGTTCCTGGTTGTGCTGCTGCTCCCGCAGGTGGTCCCCCAAGTTGTGAGAGGAGTCCTTCGATTCCTGCTGGTCCGCCTGCTGTTGGTGCTTCTGCGCCCATGCCTGGCATTGCTAAGCCTGGCATTGCTTCTGGTGCGCCTGGTTCTACTGGTGTTGCTTGGCGTTGTTGTGCGCGTTCGTTGGTTCGACGTACAGCCTCGTGTAGTGGCACGTTTTCTTCGAGTGTGAGTTTGGTGAGGTATGCGAGGTCGTCTGGTTGGTATGGTCCGTTAGGGTCAGCGGCTTGTGCCTGAATCGAAGATAGCAATGCTGCTTCTACTGACTCTGCGGTGATGCGGTCCTTTTCCAACTCTGGGTCAGAGATGAGTGGGTCGGCTTCGCGTGCGGATTCTTTTGACATGAGTCCCGTTCCGAGGCGCTGTCCAAGTCCAACGATGAGTCCGTTGACGTCTGCACCTGATGATGGATAGTTTACATAGTGGAAGTCTGTTTCCCAAATTTTGTTTGGCACATAATCGATTCGTCCTGCTGATTGACGTCCTGGCATGAAGAATGATTTGGACATGTTTCCGAAATACGATTTTTCCAAAGCAATAGCAATCTTGTCTTCTTCGAGTAGTGATTGGGAGAAGATTGATTGTGCTTCTTGTACACGGAAATCTACTGTTGCGGAGAGTACTGATTCGCCGCGGCGACCTGTACGGATGTTCGTTCCTGATTCGCCACCGAACTCTGCTGGGATTGCACCTTCTAGTCGTTCTTGGCGTTCGAGGCGGTCTAGGGCAACATCGGTTTTGTATCCTGGGTTTGATTGCAACTGTTGAATGTCGCCACCTTTAACTACACCTAGTTGTCCTGTTTTGCCGTCGGCGATTTGTAGGATTTCTGGGTTTTCGCCTGGGCGTGCTACTAGGTATTCGTCTGGGAAGATGCCGCGTTCGATAGCGATTTCGGTTAATGCTTGCAAACGTGCGCGTGTGTAGTACATGCCCATTACACCGTCGAATTGTCCGCGTGGTAGGTCGAGGGTGATGCGTTGTGGTACGACTGCTAGTGGTATTCCTGCACGGTTCGGGATGCGTTCTAGTTCTACTACTTCTGAACCTGAGCGTTCTTCTGGTGAGAGGTTGCTGGTGTTTTCTGGTCCCATGACACAGCACACGATTTCGTTTTCGTCGACGTATTCGAGGATGACGTATAGGGTGTCGAAGCGTACTTTGCCCATGCGGAGTTTGCCGATGACTTGTTCACCGTAGTTGGAGATAAGCCATGATGCTGGTTTCATGTAGGTGAAGATGCAGTCGTCTGGGACTAGGTTGTCTGGGTCGTCTGATGGTGCAGCGTAGGTGTCTAGTGGGTTTCGTACTGACCATTTTGGTGTGAGGTTTTTGAAGTCGGGGCGGAGCATGACTGGGCTTGATGAGTATGCGAGGAGGTGTCGTGCGCGGCGTCGTAGTTTCATATCCATTTTGTTTGTGTCCCACATGGATAGGATTGCTTTGCGGCGGGTGCGTGATAGTTCTTTGCTGCGTTCGTTGCCTTCTTTTACTGGTGGGAAGTATGGCATTGGCATCGTTGATGCGACACGCATTGATGTTTGGTCTAAGCCTTGTACTAGTAGGTTGGCTGTTGATGTGCGTGCGTTGCGGTCTAGTTCGTTTAACGGTACGATGACGTCGCCGTTTGCTAGGTCGCGGACGCGTCGCATTTGTGCGAGGATTGGTCCTTGTGATTCTCGACGTGATTTGTAGAGACTTACGATTTCTTCGACGGTAATTGCCACTAATCAACCTTTGCGATGTTAAACCTGGTGGTTATAGCATACACAAGTGTTATATCCATGAGGGTCGCCATTGTCTTGGTGGTCGTTTTATTGTGGTGAGGTTTGGTGCGTGTAGGCAGGCGAACCATAGTGCCATTGCGAGGTCGGTGCCGTTCTTTTTATCGCGGGTCCATTTGCATAGTTCGTCTACTAGGGCGAGTGTTTTCCAGTTTCCGCGCATTGTTGGTAGTCGTAGTGCGCCTGAGCGTGCAAGTGTTGGGATGATTGCTTCGATTCCTAGGTTTTGGTCTAGTTTGTTGCGGGCTGTGGTGTGGGGAAGGATGTTGACGCCCCATTTGGCTGTCCATTTGCGTACGAAGTCGTGTTGGAGTAGGAATCGTTGGGCTGCGTTGATTTCTACGATGATGTGGGAGACGGGGTAGCCGAGGTATTGGGCGCGTTCGCACCATTCTTGGAGGATTCCTGTGTAGGTTCCGTCTGTTGTGTTGTATCCGAGGAGGTTTTCTGCGGTGAGTTTGGTTCTTTGGATGTCGATGATGTGGTACAGGTTGTGTTCTGGTTGGTAGAGCATCCAGATGAGTCCCCAGAATTGGGTTGGGGATGGGTCAATGCTGATGATGGAGATAACTGGGGCGCGTAATCCTGGCGGGATGTGTTCTGGTAGGCGTTCGTTGTCGATGCAGCCTTGGTATAGGACTCCGTCTTGTCCTAGCCCTCCAGTAATCCACGTTCTATCAACAAGATATGTTTCGTCTGCGAGGTCTTCTTGTTGGTAGATGACACGGAACCGTTCATTGTTTGAAGAACGGAGATACGAGAGGTCTTTCCACGAGAGCCTTTTCGGGTCAAGTAGCGGTCCGTTAGGGTAAGCAGGCGCGTCAAGACGCCTGGACTTAGGACCAGTATCCAGGTCTTCGTAGTACGCCTTGTAAATAATATGCTTATATTTTTGCTTCTTGGTTGGTTCGGGTTTCTCAAGCACATTGGTAGTTGTGACATCTTCGCCATCATAGTCATCTTCGTCGAGGTCATACGTTACTTTGTTCAGACAGTGGGCGTATAGGTCTCCTGAGCCGAGACGCTGTCCGACTACCACTAGGGTGCCGCCTGGGTCTACACGGGCTTCTGCCATTGAGTCCCAGCGTTCTAGTAGTTTGTCACGGGCTGTGGATTCGCGTGCGTTCTCGGTGGAGGCTACGTCGTCGAAGAGGCAGAGGTCTGCGCGGTGTCCGATAAATTCTGCGTCGATACCGTAGGCTCTGACGGTTGGTTCTTTGTTGTCTAGCCCGTTGCCGTCTAGTTGTTCTACGATGAATTCTTCAGCACGCCATAGTGCACCTTTGTCTGCTGGTTTGAATCGCCCGTAGTCGATGGAGAGGCATCCTTGTGCGTCTTGGGCTAATCCTTTCTTGGCTAGTTCTGTGTCAGCGAGCATTGGGTTGGGGCGTTCTAGGGTTTCACGTATTCGGCGGGAATACATCTTGGCTAGGTTTTGGTTGGCGGAGCCGATGAGTACACGGATGGCACGGTTTTTTACGATTGCCCATACGGCAACATCGTGGAACAGGGTTGATTTTCCTGCTCCTGGTGGGACGTTTAGGCAGATGAATTCTTTTTCTTCGCTGTCTAAAGATTTAACGATTTCTAGGGCGGCTTCTACTTGCCATGGTGCGGAGACTCGTCCTAGGTAGTGTTCTCTAAAGAATTGGAAGTCTTCTAGTCCTCTGCGGGCTTCTGGGGTGAGACGGTCTAACGGTATGGCTGGGGGTAGGTCGCCTGCTTCGGCGAGGTCCATTGCGTCTTCCCATTGGACGCCACCTTGTCTGCGGGTGTGTTTGGTGAGTTCGATTGCTGCAACATCGGCGTTTGCTTTGGCTACTTTGGATTTTTTTATCCAGTTGTAGCCTGTGTTGGGGTGTACGCCTGCGATGCGGCATGCGTCTAACGTTGTGTGTCCTGAGTGGATTGCTTGCCAGAAACGTGCTTTGTCGTTTGCTGGTACTTTACGAATTCCCTGTGCCATTTGTATTTTGCAGGTTAGCAGAAATATGTGTTGCAATTTGTTTTGATGTGTGTATACTTGCTGTCAACTTCACAAGTCGTCACTGTCGGGAGATAGCGATGCACGCATGGCTGTACACCGTTTGCATGGTGCGGGGCGTAAACAGGGGAACCTGGGTTGATATCTATTCTTTGAAATAGGTAAGCAGCGTGATGAACGTCATCTCATCAAATAAAGGTGTCGGCTGAAATTAGCCACGGCGACCTTCCGCGGGGGCGGGAACTGTGGGGGAGGCACTATCATGCTGTTTTAGAAGTTGAGCCAACAGCAG